GGGTCTTCGAGTGTTCGCTCTTCAACTGGCCCCAGATACTCCTCGGGGCTAGAGACCTCGACTCCAGTTGGCTCGTCAACCCACGGCACTGGCGTATCGTGTTCAGACAGCGGCTCCCCATCGACGATCCGATAGCGATGATATGCCCCGCCGTCGGCGTTCAACTCTATTGCGCCAGGCTGGAAAAAGGGCCTAGTGCTTCTGGAGTAAGAGGCCCCCCGGCGACTCCACCACGCTTTCGCGTTTGGTTTTTCGGCGAAGGCGAGGTAGGTGTACAGGCCTTGCATCGGGAGGCCAAACCAGGCGCCTTGAGGCGAGTCGCGATGCGGCCTCGCCGAGAACTCAATGCACAAGGCAGGCGGCTGCGGAGACGCATACGGGGTGACGAGGGATATCGTAATCACAGGCGACGCTCGCGTTCCTTCGACGTACTCCACCGTGAGTGGATGTCGCGAATGCCCAGGCCCTCTCAGGTAAGCGACGATCGTCTGCTCGACCATTTCGCGAGCGTCCTGTTCGGTCGGCAGACTCTCGGCGAGAACGGAGAAAAGAGAGAATCTCCTCCGGAACGGCTGAGCCACGCCTTGTGACGCGACGTTTAGTTTCGCGACTTGTAGGTGATGACCAAATAGCGACCCTTCGGGGGCCGTTACTCCATCTGGGGTCGTCATCACTCCGCCATTGAATCGGTACGGCGACCGATAGGGGTTGCAAAACTCCGCGGGGTCTTGATCGACTGACGCGATCGAACTCGGAGAGAGCATCGCCTCGCCGATGATGACTGAGCCGCCCATCCGGCGGCCGCCGATAACGTCCTGGCTGGCAGGAACTGTGACGCATGGAGCGTAGTGCGTTCGCTCTGAAAACAGATTGCTTCCCAAGGCCAAAGACGTCTTCGTGTAGCCGCTTCCGCCAGACTGCACTTCAAACTCAAGTCTGCCGATCACGCCCTCGACGACCGCTGCGGCGCCTTCGCCGCCCCCGCCGCTGAACACAACCAGCGGCGGCCTCGACCAGACTTCGGGATTTTCGACGACCTCGACTTCTTCCACGCTCGAACCGGCAGGAACGGCACTCGCTGCTGCGCCTTGGCCGTCGCCGGTGATCGTCACTTCGAGCGGCTCTTCGTCGAGAGGCGAGTAGGCCGCAGCCCCAGCGGACGTCAGGTTCCAAGAGACGATGCTCCCGACGCCGTTCACGACGGCTGTCGCCGTGGCTCCCGTGCGAGACTCGACGGCCGTCGCGGCCGTGTATCCGGTGCCGCCAGCCTGAACCTCGAAGGCTCCGACTCCGCAGCGAGACATCTTGGAAACTCTTGCCGTTGCGCCGCCTGCGTCTTCGTACTCGCCTTCGGCTGGCTGAAAAGAGACAGACGGCGATGCGGTGTACCCGCTGCCGCCGGAGGTGACCAAAATCTTTCGCGGGGGCGAGACGGAGAGCGTGGCGCCGCCGGAAACCGTCGCCGTGACTGGGTGCTTGTAGCCCTCGCCGGGCCTTGTGACGACGACGGATGCGATCGAGCCATTGGAGACGATCGCGTCGGCCGTCGCGCCGGTGCCGCTGCCGTCGCTGCCGGTCAGGGTTACTGTCTTGGTGGTTCCGATCTGGCCAGATCCGCCTGAAGTGACACTGACGTTCAGGATTGCGCCGACGTCGATCTTTGCTCGCAGCCTTGGAACAACGGACGCACCGTCACCGGGCTCGGAGTCCGCAACCGAGACATCCGCGAAAGAGGTGAACTGGGATGTCTGCTGAAACCGCACCTTCTGGATCGACACTGACTGCGGCTCGGCAGTGAACCACGCAGGCTGTGCGAACCGAGAGTAAAGCAGCGAGACACTGTTGTCATCTGTCTTAATCGACTTGATCGACGAACTGAGTTTCGCGCGAAACGCCTTCGCGGAGAGGTCTGACTCAAGGAAAGACGACCACGCGGCCTGAACGCCGTGTTGCGCGCCATTAAAGGCCCAAAGCGAGCCGTCGGCTTTCTTGGCGAGGATGCCGTATGCTCCCTCGGCCTTGCACACCACAGAGTCCCAGTCATCGTCGTCGCCTACTTGATACAGACCCGAGTGTTCTCCTTGCGGCGCGAGGTCAAACAGTTGCTGCAAAGTATCCCGCTCGACCGGCGTCGCGATCGAGTTCTGATATCGCATCGCCGTGACAAAAGGGCCTTGCCAGCAGTAGAGTTTGCCGTCCTCTGAGACCCCCGCGACATCGCAGAGAGACCTAAACTTGATCGGGTTCGTCACCACTCGCCCCGACCTAGCGCCCGCAACCGACAGAGACTCCGCCCCGCCCGGTCGCCCCGCTGCGGGCGTGGCGGCCTCGTATTCGACGCAAAACTGCTGCCGCAGCCCATCGAAGTCAGGGTCGATCGGATACGCCTGCGGTTTCTTGCAACAGAGGGGCCAGAACGACATGGTTCAGCACTGCGAGTTGACGAGAACCACGATGTCGCCCGTGGCCGCGACGAGAGCGCGGCGATAGCCGACTGCGGGCAGGATAGAGCAGAAAAAGTTCAGGGCCGACGCCGTTGTGGTATTGGTCGTGTCCGATGCGTAGAACACTTGCTTGTAGGTGTTCTGGGGCCACGCGCCAGTGAACAGCACTTCCTCGATTCCGCCGCCGCCGCCGCCTGCTGCTCGCGGCAGTTTGCTCGGCGAGCGGCCCCGCCTCGCAGACTCGTGGGCCAGCACGGTATTGTTGATTCGCTGCGCATCTCGCTGGCGAAACTGCACCAACTGCTCGGTCTTGTTCGCGGATTGCTGTGACATGACGACTACAGGTTGTACGGATAGCCCGTGGGGGTCGTGTTCGGAATCGCCTCGAACGTGCCGACGAACGGCAGCATCTTGTAGAGCCGAAATGTCAACATATCGGGCGGCTGGCCGGGGGTCTTGGCTCTTCCGCTAGTCAGGGCGGCAGGCTCGCTCACCGGCTCGCTACCCGCGAGAATCTTTCGCCTCTGGCCGCCGACGATCTCGTTGAAGCCAACGTCCCAGGTCTGCAAGTCCCAGCCCGAGTCCCGGTACGCGATCGTGACCGTCGTGTCGAAGAAGAACGTCTTGACGGGCGGGTCGTCGGGAACGAGAGCGGGGATCACCTCGAACTTTCGCGAAGCCGAAATAGACTGGCACTTCCAAGTCTTCGGAGCGCCGCCGCTCCAGGTGTCAGAGTTGATGGCGCCGACGTACTGCTGCGCCTTGCCGTAGTCAAACGGCGGCTTCTGGTTGTATTGAATCGTGACGTTGAACTCGGCCTCGTCCCGGTCAAGCCCCGAGAGCGGATCGCCCGCCGTGTTGATGATGATCTTCTTCTCGGTGTTGTTATTGTTTCCGCCCGAGAAATGCCAGAAGGCTGGCGAGGACGCGAGCGACCCCGAGAACGAATACTGCGAGGGCCGATGCCACGGAATCTTCTCCGTCTCATCGAGAAACCTGTAGTTGTAGGTGACCTTGTAGTGGAACGGGCTGTCCCCGTCCTGGGCCGTGCTTGACTCGACGAGGACGGCATCTGCATCGTCAGGGTACGGGTCTCGCCAGCCGATCCCCGGGGCGGCCGCCACATACACCATGTTGGGATTGATGACCGTCGTTCGCACCAGAAAAACGCGAACGTACTGCGGGACGCCTTCGAGGTTTGCCGAGCGGGATCGGCCCCGGAACAACTCGCGGCAGTCGAGCAGGCCTGGAAGGCCGACGTTCCACGGCGCACCGACGGGATTTGGCTCTGGCATCTTGGCTACCTAGCAGAGAGTTGCGCGATCACTGCGACCGCCTCGGGTTCGTTCTGGGCGTCGGCCAGGATGCGAGTGTTTCTGGCGATCTCCAACTGAGCCTTGAGACTTGGGTTGTCGCGTCCTTGGAGAATCCGGAAGAACGTGTCCACGCCGCCTCGCGAGCGGACGTCGGAGGCGCCAACTTGGCGACGGTCGGGGGCGACGGCTTCGAGGGCAGGCTTGAGGTTTTCCTGAAGGTCAGCACGGAGGACGTTTCGCCGCTGCTCTGCATCGTCCTTGTCGATGAGCCCCTCGGCGGCGGCCTTGTTGATGGTCTCCATGTCTCTCTGGAACTGCTTGAGCGGAGACTCTTCCTCGCCGCCGGGCAGCATTGCCTTGCGGGCTTCGTCTTGGCCTCTGGTGAACTCCTCTTGCGTGATGAGCCCCCTGTCGAAGGCGTCTCCGAGATTTTTTAGCCGCTCCCGCAACTGATTCACCGAATCGATGGGAATACCGAGCGAGTTCAGGAGGTTGTCGCGAATCTTCGCGGCACCTCTTGCGAGTTCCTCCTCAGTGATCGCTTTCTCGCCGGCGGCGTCAGCGAGCCGCTCGGCGGCCTCCTCGAAGTCCTGAATCGGCGACTTGTCGATCCCGAGCGAGGCGAGGACGTCGTCCCGCTGCTTCTTGAAAGCCTCGTTGGCCTCCTCTTGCGTGATGACGCCAGCGGAGACAGCCTGCGACAGTCTTTTTTCGGCATCCTTGAGGACGACACCGACAGACTTGCTTACCCCTAGCGATTCTCGCAACTCCTCCTGGCCGCGATTGAACTCCTCCTGCGTGATAACGCCTTTGTCCAGCGCCTCGTTGAGGTTATTCATCTGCTCCTGCAACTGAGCAGCAGGATCAAGCGGAATGCCAAGCGAACTCAGGAGGTTCTCGCGAATTTTCTTTGCCCCCCTCGCGAGTTCCTCCTCGGTGATCGCTTTCTCGCCGGCGGCGTCGGAGAGCCGCTCGGCCGCTTCCTCGAACTCCTGAATCGGAGACTTGTCGATTCCAAGCGACGCCAAGGCCTCGTCTCGTTGCTTCTTCATCGCGCTGTTTGCCTCATCCTGCGTGATGACGCCGTCTGAGACCGCCTGGGCAAGTCTCTCCTGGGCCTCCTTGAGGACGCTGCCGACAGACTTTTCGACGCCTAGCGACTCGCGAACGGCCTCAGCGTTCTGCTTGATCGCCTGCTGATACTCTGCGAACTCCTGCGGAGAGAGGTTTGCCTGAATTTGCTCGATCGTCTGCCCTGCGACGCCGAAGGCGTCGTTGATTCGGTCGAGGCCAAGTTGCAATTGCTGGCCTGCCGTGTTTTCGATCCCCGCCGCGCTGCGACGATCTGCGTCAAGGGAGCGGAGAGCGGCCTCGCCTCGCTCTCCGCTCACGGTTCCGCTGGCGACGCCGGCCTCGATCCGGCGACGTTGCTCTGCGATCCGGTCGGCCGCAGACTGGCCGACAATGTCGTTCTCGATCGCCTGACGGCCCCGCTCGAACTCTTCGTCATTGATGCTGCCAGCGGCTCGCTGCTTTTCGAGTTCCGCCATCTTGTCGGCGTCAATCTCTTCTGCCGCCGGCTTGATGCCAAGACTTTCGAGAAAACTACGGCGAGCGTTTTCGAGCCCCTCGGCGTGCTGATCGACGGAAATCGCTCCGGCCTTGAGGGCCGTATCGAGTTCCGAGATCGCCACCTCCATCTGGTTGGCCGGATTCACTGCAATCCCAAGAGCGCGGGCGAGTTCGTCCGAGTTCTTGAGCATCTCGTTCCGCATCTCGTCGTTCGAGATAAGGCCGGCGTCGGCACCCTGCTTGAGATCTCGCTGGCGATCGTTGAATGACTCGACGGCCGTCTTTCCGATCAGGCTCTCTCTCGCGTTTTTGCGAAGGTCTTGCTCCGCGAGCGACTTCTCCTCGTCTGTGAGTTCGATGTTCGTCTGAATCTTGTCGAGTTCCTTTTGGAACAACTCGACCGGAGAGAGAAACGCCGTTTCGAGGCTCTTGCGGATGTTGTCCGCGAAGTCCAACTCGACCTTCAGTTTCGCATTGTTGCGATCCAGTTCTCGCTGCACTTCCTCGGTGGCGATCGACGCCTGCTCTTGTGCCGAGGTTGTGTCGAGTTCCCGCTTTGTTCGATTAAAAGTCTCGCTATCAATCTCACCGGCGTCGAAGGCCCTCTGATTCTCAGTCCTGCGAGTGTCGATCTCGGCCTGGAAGCCTCCGGAGGCCAACTTTCGCTTAATGCTTTCCAGCGAGTCGGTGTACTGATCCGCATACTCTTGCGCCCGAGCCTTGACCTCTTCTGACCTGGGAAAGAACTTGTCGCCGATCTGCACTCCCGCGCCAATATCTCGAACAGACTTCTCGACTTGCTTGGCGGCGTCGTCGAGTTGCTTGAAGAGTTCGAGATTCCTCTTGAGCGTTTCCTCGGGCGACCCCTTCTCGATCGCCTCCAGGGTCTTTCCAAGACCGTCGCTGACCTCGTCGTAGCCCTTCTCGAACTCTTCGAGATTGATCTTCCCGCTGGCAAGGTTCCTCTGGAGTTCATTAAACTCCTCGCTCGACGCCGTGATGGCCTCAGCGCCTGCTTGCCCCAGTCTTGCCGCGCGGATACTGAACTCGTCCATTTCGCCGCGAGCGCTGGCAATCGACTCGCGAGCCCGGTCGAACTGGTTCTCGCCTTCTTCGCCACTCAGGTCGAGCCCCACGAGCCCCGCTGCGGCTGTGATGGTCGAGCCAATGGTGGCCTTCAGTGCATCAACTTGATCCTGGCTGAGTCCGATCGTTTTGCCGACCTCGTCCGCCGCTGCACTCGCGGCCTCACCGGCAGCGAGCATTCCTTCCTCGATGCCATTCTTGAGTGACGAAGACTCGGCCTCAGCGACCGCCGCCGCCAACTCGTCGACACTTGCAGTTGCGCCGTCGATCTCGCTTGTCGAGGCGCCCCAGTCGAAGAACCACCCCACCACGGAACTGATGCCGGAAATCAAGAGCGTGATCCCGGCTCCGATAAGCGCTAGGCCGCCCACGACCAAAGCGACCGGGCCGAGCGCGGCCGCCCACATTGCGATAAATGAGACCGTCGCCGCGATAGAGAATCCGGTCGCCACGGCGACCGCAGCGGAATAGATGCCCCACGCAGCAGCGCCCAGGGCGACGTAGGTCACCAACTGGCCGAGAGCCCCGACGACGAGGCCGATCGCCTGTCCGACTAGGCCGATTCCGTCCACGGTCGGCCCCAAGAAGTCAGTGATCGCCTTCGCCACGCCCTCGATGGCGGTGAGCATCTGCTCGATCGGTGCCATCGCGGTCTCGAAGCCAACCCGGATGCCCTCGAAGATCGCAGCCACTGTACTGAAGACACCGAGCGCAGTCGCGATCTCTGCGAAGATGCCCACCACGCGAAGCAGGACATTCGTCATCCGGCCAACGATCTCGATCACAACGGCGACCGGAGTGCTGATGTCGGCCAGCATCTGGCCCACGGACGAGAACGCCTTCGCGAGACCGCCGCTGACGTCCGCTGAAAGATTGTTTACCGCTTGCTGCATCCGCGTGAACGGCATGAGCAGCGACCGGGACAGGGCAGCGCTTGCTGTCTGCACTCTCTGGAACGACCTGTCGAGCGTTGAAAGCCTGTCGAAGTCCGTCTGCTCGATGGTTCCTCCAAGTCTCTCCATGTCGGCATTGATCGCCTCAAGATTCTTGAGCAGAGGCATCAAGGCGGGGCCAGTGCGCCCAAACAAGTCCATTGCCACTTGGGTTCGCTTGGTGGCGTCCGGAATCGCAGACACAGCCTTCGCAACGTCCATGAAGACTGTTTCTGGGCTGTTCGACCGCAAGTCTTGGACGCTGATGCCTAGCCTCGAAAAGGCCGCCGCCGCCTCGCGCGCTTGAGGTGTTCCAAGTTGGCCGATCTTCACCTTCTCGATATTGCTGGAAAAGGTCTGCTGGCCCCGTACAACCGCTGCGAATGCGGTGTTGGTGTTGTTCGCAGCGATGCGAAGTTTCTCCATCTCCTGGACTGGCTGGCCGAACCGGTCAGACAGGTCGCCCAGTTGTCCCGCGCTGCCCGCGAGTCGCTGAAGTTCGTCCGCGACTTTGCCGGTCGCGACGGCGAATGCGATCGAGCCGGCGGCAACCAGCGGAAACGTCGAAGCCAGTCCCGCGATCGCAGACGCAGCGCCAGAGGCAGCGCCAGCCAGCAGGCCCGTTCCGGCGACAGCGCCGGCCGCAGCGCCCTGAAGTGCGCCAAAGCCAGCGCTCAGCGCGACCGTGTTTGCGACCGCTCCGGAGAAGTCCAGGGCGGTCACGCCCCGCTCGCCCGCGACGGACACGATGCTCAGGCCCGCAGCAACATTTCCAAGAGCCGTGACGACACCCCCGGCCTGGGCCGCAAGTCGCCCCATCGAGGAGACCGTCGAGCCGACCACCGCCGCGACTTCGTCGAACGACGGAAGCAGCCTGACGAGCCCCTCGTAGACGAGCCCGAGCCGCAGTTGCATTGCCGCGAAGGCTTCGCCCAGCGTCGAGGTTCCGCTGACGAGACCGCGAGCAGCGGCCGCGACCTCGTCGAAGGCCGTGCCGACGGTGGCCGACACTCGGCTCATCAACTCTGTGCTGGTCACAAACGAGGTGACTCGCGAGACCGCTGACGCGATCGCCGAGTCGACCGTGACGGCGGCCCTGGCGATCGCGACGATGCCCCTTGCGAGCCCGTCGGCGACAGCCCGTCCCGTTTCGGTCTCGGTCAGGAAAGAGACAATCGCTGCGGTGGCGTTGTCGTAAGCGGCGCTTACAACTTGCAGCGACTGCTGCACAAGTCGGTTGCTTGCCGCAAGCGAGACTTGCCTCGTCATCAAGTCTGCGATCACCTGCGTCGAGGCGATAACGGCTTCGTCCGTTGCGCCGAACAGCCTCAGAACGTTACCGAGCGTTCCCTGAAGGACGGCGTTGATGTTGCTGGCCGAAAGAAAGCCCGCGACCATCTCGTCGACCCCAGCCTTGACGCCTCCAAACACGGCGCGAAGTGAGTCAACGTCACCGGCGAGGCCCCGAAGCACGGCACGGAGAGCCCCTGACGCAGTGGTGGCACCAGTAGTTGATGTGATAAAGTCCAGGAATCCTTGCCGGAATTTTGCGTAGGCCGCCACCGCTTGCTGCGCCGAGACTGCGACCGTCGCCGTCGTGACGACGAGGCCGGCAAGTGACGAGCGGGCCTGCGAGGCGGCGGCGGCCGTTACCTGAACTGCCCCCCCTAGACTCTCGACTTCCCCGGCGGCTTCGGAGACGGCAGAGGTGTCTGCCGTCACGGCGACTTCGGCGCTCGCCGACGCGGCCGCAGTCTTGAGCGAGGCCACGGACTTTGTCGCTGCCTCGACCCCCGAAGTGTCGACGTTCAGAGCCACGGAGAGCGACGACAGACCGCCCAGTTGCGTGCGGAGTTCCTCGACTGCTGCCCTAATCCCACCGAGCGAAGAAACGACGGTGTCGACGCCGGCTGTTAGCCCGCCGGTGTCGGCGTCGAATGCGATCCCGATGCTGCCGATCGTCGCCATCAGCCGCCCCTCGCTTCACGCGCGGCGCGGTTTGCGTCTGCCAGCCTGCCGAGTTCGGCAAACATCTCGGCGGGGGTCTGCTCTCGCTTCCGGTGGCTGGGCATAATCATCTCTTCCTTGAGATTCTTCGCGCCCCATGACGTACACAGAGCCGTGGCGAGACGAGCGACCTGACGCCACTCGTCTCCCCACGGTTCAATTGACCAGTAGGCCTCCCACTCTGCGAGTTCGGCAGCGTCTACCGTCGCGAGAAGTTCGGAATGAGACCGCCCTAACGCCAGCGCGAGCCGAAACTCAAAGAGCCGACGCGGACGGTCTAGGAGTTTTTTGCGAGGTCATCGACGTCGGACTTGCTGAAGCGGTTCAACTTCATGCACTCAGCGAACAGCCGATCAAGAACGGCGGCGCTCTTCTCGCCCAGTTCCGGAATCTCCTGCTCGGTGAAGAGCCGCTTGCCGTCGTCGTCGCACAGGCACTTGGCGACCAGTTTCGCCCGCACCATTTCCACGCTCTTATTGCCGCCGACGAACTCGGACTCGAAGCGATCTCGCTCCGTTCCGGTCATCACCCGCAACTTGACCGACCCGCCCCACTCGGGGACTTCGTGGTCGATCATCTTCTTGTCTTCCGCCGCCAGAATCGCGCTCTTAGAAAGAGCCATATCACTTACCTCGGGGTTCTAGTCTCCAGACAACCGAAACGTGGCGCTTCCGGCCACGAACTCCCCCGTGCTGACGCCGAGACTCATCTGCCTCAGCACGGCCTTGCTGCTCAAGGAGAACCCCTCTCCCTCTCCCTCGTCGTCAGCAGGAAACGACATTACCAAGTTTCTCTTGCGGCCCACCATCTCCTTGGCGTCTTTGATCCAAGTCTCTGCCAGAAACTCGACCGACAACTCGACGTCGGCCTCGCCCGCGAAGGCTACGTCCACATCTCTGTGAACGAGCCACTTGCCGGTGTTCTCGTCGTCTTGGACAGTTTTCGACGACATCGACGTAATGTCGATGTCGCCCTGGCCGCCGATTTGAACCGAGACCGAAGTCAGCAGAAAGGTCGAAGTTCCCCAGGTGAACTTCGTCCCCTGCCCGCTGATGGCGCTCATTTGTGGGTCAGGAGTTGGTGATCCGGAGGGTCGCCGACCCCTTGATGAGGTCGCCCGCCGCAGCCTGGAGGCTTGCCGAAGTGCAGAGGGCCACGGTCGGCAGGCTGGAAATGAGAGCCGAGTTGGAGCCGGTGCCGTCCATCGACCAAGTCAGGGCGCCGGTGGCGGTCATCTGCGGAAAATCCATGCCGAAGAACTCAATCGAGAGTTCGTCGCCGTCGCGAATCGGGGCTGGCCGGTAAGAACGAAACGACCCGTGCGGAGACTTGAGGTCGGTGACGTCAACTTCGGGGTTGTTCTTGTTGAACGAGATCGAAGTCAGCAGGAACTGCTTACCCGAAAACGTGAACGACAGACCCTGTGCTGATTCGTAAGCCATTTGTTACGCCCCTCCTTGGACGTTTTCGTGATAGCGGACTTCGTAAATCTGGTCGATTCGGTAGAGCGGCTTGGCCTGTCCCTCCAGCGGACGTTCCATGTTGTCCGCCTCAGAAACTAAGGCCGTATTTACGATTGTCACACCGTCGGCCGTACCCGTAAAGTTATCGACTCCAAGGCGAACCGAGTCGGCGATCTCCTTGGCTTCGGTGTAGGTGTACGAGACGATCGACACCGAAAAGGTCGCGACGGGACGGCCCACGTTTCCCAGGAGGTTCCGTTCGCGGCGGGTGCCTGTCCTGCGGTAGACGATCAGCGGCATGGCCGCGTTTTGGGGGGCCAGAACGGGGTGAATGCCTGCG